CATGGGTGCAAAGTAAGCGCCGGCTCCTAGTAAAGCCGCTTTTCCTAGAGGACTTTTGACTACTTTCTTAACTCCTCGAGCAGCTTTCTTGATAATGCTTCCTAATCCGTATCGTTGTCTGTGTGGTTTTGTCATAATTTCGCCCTAAATTTTCAACCTACTTTGTTTTACCAAATAAATCAAGCTTTGGCATGAGTACATGGACGTCTCTTCGGATGTCTTTTTCATCAATTCCCTTAGATTTCCACTCCTCTTCAGTCTTATAAATCTCTCCTGTTTTCTTATTACTTATAGTCGTAGTGACTTTAGCTGGTTTAAGTTCCATTATGTTGTAACCTCCTTTTTGATGTTTAAATATGTGATTCCAATGGTAGTAGAATCACTTGAGTTCATAGTGACCTTTAATAGTTTACTTCCTTCCACTACTAAAGGTAATGTTAATATTTCTGTACTCGAATTAGCATCTAATTGTTGAAGATTAACAATATTAAAAGTGTTATTTTTTATAGTAATACTTGGTGTATTACCTGTGTTATTAGTGACACGTAAAGACTTAATAATATATGTTTCACTGATTAAAGGAAGAGTACCAGCCGGATCAAACATTGTTGTTTCATCCGTCGTTGCTATGTCTACTCCATAAAATTTGTATTCATTAATAACTGCCATTAATCTAAAAAGAAACTTTTAGCCTCTATCTCCTGTTTTACTTCTTCTTGAAAAGAAGTATTAAGTTTATTGATGACAGCGTCTAAGTCTCTGATTAAGGCTTGTGAGTTTTTTTGATCGTAGTCTTTACTAGCACGTGTTAACGCCTGGGTAATTTTTGCCATTATATTATACTCGCTATTCCTTGGTCACTTTCTCCTTCTACTACTTGACCGAATTCTTGTGAAGCTATTTTCCAAGCTTCCTGCCACGACATACCGGTGTCTATTAATTCTTGTACTCTTATATCAAAAGGACTCGGTCCTTCTGCCATCTCACCGTGAGGAATTCCTTGATCTTGCATAAATTCAAATACGTTTTCATCTTCTTGTTCACCAAGAACAGGTCCTGCTCCTGCATAACCAATTCTTCCACCATCTTTAGCTCCTCCATACCATTGATTCATCTCATCTGTACTGGTAACATTATCTATACCTGTGCCCGTTGCCCAGTTATCTCCTAAGGCATTCCTATAATCTATAGTATTAGTATTAACTGACATAGGACCTACAGTATTTGCAAACTTGTCCGCTCCTAATGCTCCTCTGAAATTACTGCCTCTTGCATTATCGATATTACCTAAACTTGTTCCAAAGTTCTCACCTGCAGTGGCTCCGTAAGTTTGTTGTTGTCCTAAAAGTGAATCTAAATTTGTTCGAGAGAATGTTTTGCCAGCTAACATTCTGTCCGTCATACTATCTATTCTTCCTTGAATTGATTTATCAGCCATCATTGCTTCATATTCTTCCTGAGTATTTGGCTCACCTGTGACTGGATTTATTCCTCTTAATCTTCCTGAAATACTAGATAAGAAAGAACCTATTCTACCAGGTATTCCTCCAACTACACTGACGATTCCTCGACCAAAATTTCCCCAGTTTGATTTGGGCTCACGTGATTTTCGATCTTTATAAGATTTAAATCGTTCGTTCCATTGAGATCTATTGTAATCTGCAATATCATCTTTTGCGGTTCTCTGTGCTCCTGCAGCTATAGCTGCACTTCTATGACCTGCTGCCTCACTGGCAGACATGCCATGACCTGTACCTCCTGTTTCAGCAGCACTCATTTCTGTACCACTTCTACCCGTACCAGCATCATTTAAACTCATGATACCTGAGGGACCTACATTAGGTCCATTTTTTAAAGAGCCATGTAAATCTTTTTTAAGAATTAAATCTTTTTCTTTTTTTGTAATATAAGCTAATTCTGTTTTAGGATGGCCCGGGCCTGACTGCCAATGTAAAGGGGCCTTAACCATTTTTTGTTTGCCAAGATAGTTTCTAACTTTTCCCTGCATTTCATAACTAATTTTTTTATCTGTAGCCATTATCTTCTCCCGTCTGGTTGTATGTCCAGCCTAAATGTTCCGAGTTTCCAGTCTTGGGAAACTGCGGTGTTTTCTACCTTTAATGCAATAGCTCGTGCCCTTGCTCTTGTATCGACTTTATCAGTCGAACTGGTGATTGTAAAGGGACCTAATGAAGAGCCCGCAGAGGTATCATTAGGGTAATTTCTAAGCATTAAAGTAATTCTAGTGTCTCCTGTTTGATTAATAAAATCAGGAATAAATCTACGTATTTTCATTATGTATTCACCGTCTCCTCTCATATCAGGAGCTCCTAAAAGTTGTCCTTGTGCCGCTCTCTTCTGGGTAATATCAAAATCACCAGAAGTAATGGTAGCCAGGATAGGAGTTACTGTTCCTCCGGCATCCACTTGATCGGTTCCTGTTTCATGTTGATAGTATATACTAATTCCATCTGTATTACCTACCACATCAAATGAAACATCATCAGCATTGTCATAATAACAAGCATGGGGTTTAGCATAGATAGAAGAATCAGCCCACGCTGTTCTAGATAAAGAACCTGTATACCATATAGGTTTTTTAAGCATTACTGATTCTAAATAGTTATAAGTGACCACTCGATCTACTACCTGCGAACCTGCGCTGCAATAAAACCAGTTCACTTCTCCAAACAAATTATTGAGGCCCGCATTAATTAAGTTTCTAGAGGTACTATTTAAATCATCAAAAACATAGTCTTCTACTAAACACGGCATTGATTGAAGTTGACCAGAATAACTAAAGAATCCATTTTCTGACATCCAGAAAGCGGTACCATCAACTTCCATGCAGGCATTCTTTCCAAGCAAACCACAGTTCGTTCCCACTTGTTCAAAAGAAAAGGTAAAGGGTTGGCCTACGAAACGCATCAAGAAGATAGCTGAATCTGTCCAAACATAAATAGCATCTCGACCTCGGATAGCTCCCATGATTTTAGAACCATTGGCTAATCGCTGAGTTCCTGCTGTATTTGTTGCAGTAGGAGTATAATCACTTGTGCTTTCTTGATCTGAGAATCGTATAAACATATCATCTTGAGTAGAAGCAGTTCCAATTGTTGTTTCAGTTCCAAAGAAAACTAAGTGTCTATCCACAGGAGATACTAACATATGTCTTGAAGCTGTTGGCGCTCCTGCAACCACTGTGGCTCGAGTCCCAGTTGGATTGGCAATAGTTGGATCCCATGAAAAACATTTACTATTATAAATAAGAGCAAGCAGTGTGGTTCCATAATTGTCTAGTATCCACATACCTGGTTCAAGAGTTACTTCCTCTGTAGAAGATTCACCCCAAGCAACATAGTCTGAAATATTTGTTACAGTATCACCAGAACTGTGAGTAGATGGTGAAGACGTAGCAGATTGTGGAGTTGTTCCATTGACCCCTCTTGCTCCTCCACTAAGAACTCCTGTCGCTACATCATTAGCAGTAAAACTTATATCTTCTGTTCCTACTCTAATTTCTCCTGAAGTAGGAAAGGCTGCCGAACTGGCAAGAGTAATATTAGTTGTACTGACATCAGCAATGTTAGCAGCTAAGGTAGTAGTAGCTGGGCCGGAAGCAGTTCCAGACCATTGACCTGTACCATAACCGAATCCTCCTAGTTCCTGGGCTGGTCCAACTGAATAATAAGTTTGAACTCTACAGCTTCCTACATTGTTTGTAGTTGCGTTTGCCTGAGAACCCATTGTAATTGTAATACTGTTTGCTGTAGGAATAGACGTTGCCATAAATTTTTTATCTTCAAAATCTGAAGCAGTGAAACCTGCAGAAGCCATAGTAACCGTATCTAATAAAACAATGTCATCTTCTGACATTCCATGTGGAGTAGGAAAATTTATTGTAACTGCAGTATTATTAATAATAGTAGAAAAATCACAGCCCGTAATCGTATTGTTGATAGGGTGAATGTCATAATACTGACCCCCTGAATAGACATATAAAATTCTGTTAGTACCGATCGCAGCGTACTTAACCCCTGCGTTATCATCAAAATGGTGAACAGCCCTGGCTGCACCAGTCAATTTATCGCCACCTAATTGGTCCCAGCCCCCTAGTTTTTCAGGGGTACCATATCTAAAACGAACGTAATCACCGCCTGTCCACTGGCCTTCTGCCCCGGTAGGTGTTACTTGTTTATTAAATCCTGGTAAAAAGCTTACTTTTTGTAACATAGAAAATTCCGTTTCTAGTACAAATATACTAGATCTTACTGATAATCAACTACTTAGGAATCTATATTAAGTGACCAAGTTAAAGGAAATAGATATCCTCTTTAGTTTTTTATTCATATTTGGTTCTACTGAATGCTTTATATATCCTGGAAACAATACCAACATCGAATGCATTGGTAGGACAGTCCATGTTGAACAGTTTCTTTGTTCATATTTTAATATATTGTTATTGAAAGCATACCCCATTAATTCATGTGCTGGATTCCAAAATTTAAGTCCTCCAGAATCTTCTGAGACATCTATATAAAAAGACCCAGAAAAAACACTGTGTGGATGTATATGTGGATCATTAGAATCTTTATATTCATTTATGTTTACCCACATATTGCTTAATGTTAAAGGCTTGTTGATATGCATATCCTTACCGTATTCATTGGCATGGGATTCAATTACCTCTTTGAGTTTTTTTATACAGACGGGAAGATCAGACAGATCAAGATCTTGTGACTGCCAACCAGTTAAATTACTAAGCCTTCTTCCTTTATCTTTCTTCTTTAGAGAAAAACAAAATTTCTTTATTTTATCTACGTCAACATTTAATATGGTTTGATATATTTGATACTTAAATATATCTAATCTATTTGAGTTTTGTTTATGCATATAGTCCAGTCAAGTTCAGCTACGAGATCCTTTAAACGGAACTTCCGTAGTTTAGTTTTTTTAATATGTTTATGTAGTTCTTGTATATCGATAATGGTCCATCTATCTTCATTCTCGAATACCATTTTATCAGCTTGAGTATTTGTTTTCCCTGTTTGAGCAGATGTTCCATCAGGAAGGTTAAACGTTTCTCTAACATCAAATTTATAAAAGGCATTCCTCTCTTTTAGAATACCTGCAATATTCCAAGTTGTTTTTTCCCTGGGGTATTCTATAGCTGTTAAACAGTGAGCGAATCTATCTACTATCATTTAATTTTAAAATCTACATAGCCGTGTTGGAACAGCTTTAGTATAAACTGTTTTATAACTTTAACTTGTTTCTTATTATAGTCTTTAAAGAACTTCTTGCCAGGTATCTGGCCAGTTATATATGACAGAAATTTTTCTCTATCTTTAATTTTAAAAGCAACACTTAATTTTTTAAATTTTATATTAGGGTTTATAAAAGATACCACTTCCAACTGGTCATCAATATCTATTTCCGAACCTTTAGCGTGCAGACCCCAGTCATCAAAGTTTATTTTGTTATAGATTAAACTATCTTTTTTATTTTTACAGATAACCATCTCTATCTGATCATCATCAAAATTTAGAATCTGACCCATAGTTAACTTATCTTCTATCGAAAGACTATTAAACTCATCTAATTTAGTTAAGACATCGGGGTATCGATTAATATTTGGAGTTATAAAATTTTTTATATATAGCTTATTATCCTTTAAGAGAGTGGTAATATCTTTAATATTAAAAAAACATTCCTGGGCATGAAGTAATAAATCTATTTTTTCAGCAACAGACATCTCGTTACAGAGGGTATAGTACCTCTTCGCAGGATGATTATAAGGCAGACTCTTGAGCAAACTGTCCGCTATTTCTAAAGACCTATCATCTTGTTTTAGTTTTAATTTTCTAAAGACTTTTTTTATTTCGTTTAAGGGCCACAGTTGTTTGGTGCCATAGACCATTAAGTTAATAACACCATCATCTTTTAGATACTTATAAAAACATTTTAAAGCATCCTCTGGATTCTCTAAGTGATGAATTACTCCATTAGAATGAATCAAATCAAATTTGTTTTTAAATTTAATCTTAAGAAAATCTCCGCATATTAACTGTAAGTTTTTTAGTTTATGTTTTTCTTTTAATCTTTCATTTTCTGCAATGGATGTAGAAGATAGATCGACAGCAATTACTTTTGATTCTGGATTTAATTTAGCTTGCATAGCTCCTTCGAATGTTCCACATCCAGCAATTAATATATTTAACTTAGTTTGTTTAGATTTTTCAGGCCAAAGTCTTTCCCAAAAAAGACCAGGACTTCCTAAAGGAATAACTCTCTTTAAAAAGTCGTCAAGGTCATTTAATATATATGGATAAGGGTACTCTTCATATTGCTTTTTAACTTTATTCATAACTATATAAACGTTGCTACCAAAACTAATCTAGCTCCTGACTTTGGGAACTCAGCATAGTGGGGTAAATTATTAAAACAAATTCCTTTACCTGTCTTTGGGGTAATCTCTTTTACAATCTTACCCTTATTAAGAATACAAGTCTTTGCATCAGAATCATTTAAATAGATAATCATTTGTTTATGATCATAGTCGTGGTCTTGATGCGGCTCACATTTATCAAAGCCATTATTAAAAGTAAGGTTATAACCAATTCGTGTAAAAAAATACGGCTTCTCTCCGATACTATTAGTAAAATTTTTTAAAATATCTAATGTAGAGTGATAGGTTGTTATATTTGTATTGATTGCCTTGGAATGATCCTCGCTGTCTTCTAATCTATTTAAAACTTTATGCGAGAAATAAAAATCTTTTTGTTTTAAGCTTACTGCTCCAGCTTGAAAATAATAAGGGAAGTCTTTATTTAAGATGCTGGTTTCAATAAACTTTTTATTAGTCTCAGATAAAAAATTAGTATGCTGTTTAAACCATAGCTTCATAATATATTAAACCATCCAGTCGCAATCCATTTCTCCTCAGTGGGAGCGGGAATCCCTCTGTGCGTATGTGTAAAATCACTTGGCCAAATTAAAGTTAGACCTTTCTTAGGTTTAACTTTTACTTGTTGATATTTAAATTCGGTTTCACCACCATCTTTGACATCATTAAGATAGGTCATGTAAACTAAAGCTCTTTGAACAACTATACTACTAGGGCTGCCGTATGTCGGTCTTTCACAATGCCACTTCTTAAAACCACCACCGGGCGGATAGTATTGTATGTTATTAGCAAGTGCTGTTTCATATTGTTTTAAGTTATAGTGCTGTACATATTCCTTTAAACATTCAGTAAGTAATTTAAAGTACTTAATAATTCTCCCATCTTTAGAAGAACCAAAAAAATAAACATCAAGAGAGTCTTTATAAGACTTGTCTAGAACAGGACCACCATGTGCGTAGTCTGCCAACTTACCTGCCTCTCTGTATTCAAAATTGTTATTATGATACTCAATTAATCCATCACAAATTGATGTATCAATGTTAAATTTTCTTATGAACGTTTCCATTGATTTATTTGTTCTCTTAACTTACCCACTTTCTCAACCAGTTCTCTATTTAGTTTGGCGATGGCCTCTAGCTGTATGTCTTTTATTTCGAGTTGATCCCTAAGTCCTTGGTTTAATATAACTTCGCTTTTCTTGACAATTTCTGCCATGGAAAGCTTCTCTTCAAGGTCTTTAATTTTTTCGTTGTATTCCCTCTCTAATATTTTTCTATCTATCATACTTTGAATGACGCTGGTAATCCCAGCATCTCTCTCCCATCAAATCTAATTGCCTTTTTCTTTTTTGCATCATTATAATGTAAAAAAACTTGAGCATGGTGTTTACCCTCAAAAGGTTCTCGCCAGTGCTCTAAAAGAACACCTTTATATACCAGCATGTCTCCTTGATCTAAATTAACTTTATGTGTTTTCTTTTTACTTTTTAAAAAAATAGGCCATTTATCTCCGCCTAAATGTAAAGTAGTAGACACTTCACAACTGTTCCTATCTTTATGTTTAGCTAAAATATCTCCGTACTTATAAATTCTGCCATAAGAATAGTTTGGAAATAATGTTAAGCCTGTATATTTTTCCATGGTGGGCATCATATCAACTAATAAAGTTTCCATGGTTACATCTGAATAATGAGAATAAGTATTTGGAACCATGTGGTCTGACCATGTGCCCCATAAACCATCGTCTTCATTCATTAAATTTGAAGCTTTTAATTTTTTTGCAACTTCTCTTTTCAACATAAAGTAATGAAAAAGAAACTCCGCTATCTCTAGGGGGAGGGCTTTTTTGATGACTACAAAACTATCCTTTTTAAATTTCTTCACTTTTTTAACTTATCAATTTTAGGACGATTGTCCAAGTACTGTTTTTGAATATTATCAAAATCTGTGTTCCAAGAAATAATAGATTTTCTTTTTTTACTTTGATTAGTGGCTGATCTATGCATTAAAAAACAAGGAAAGAAAATCATATCCCCTTCCTCAGCTTCTACTGTGAAACTTTTCTTTGGATCATCTGCATATAAAAATTCTGTTGTCGGACTATTTTTATCCAACTCAACATAATAAACTCCACTGTAACTTCCATCGTGAATATGCCAGTTATGTAAATCCTTTAAATCATATTGTTGGTACCATAATTTATGTAACTTAATATCTCCATAACCCAGGTGTTGAGCAAATATTTTTAAGTGTTGGTGAATACTAGGAGCTGCATATTTGATCCACGGTCGATCCCAATTCTTTGCTTGTGGCCAATCACTCTTCGCTAACTTATCATTATAATAATCATCTTTAATTTTAAATGGCTCGTCGCTACTTTCTTTCCAACATTTAAGTATCTGTTGCTTAAATTTTTTATGGTCTTTAAATTTCTGTTTTAATATTAAATTCTTAATTTTATATTCTTTTATCATTTAGGATCAAAGTTATAAGAGAAAACAATTCTTTTCTCTGGGGTTATTTTAGGATCTACTGCATGTAATATATGACTTCTAAATATCACTAACTTACCGGTTTCACAAGGGTACTCACATTGAGAGTAAGTTAAATCATTTAATTTGATAGCTTGAAAATTTGTAAGAGTTAATCCAACAGGATTTTTCATATCAATAAAAGGATTAGAAAATATTGTAGGTTGATCGTTAGGACTCGCCTTCAAATAAAAAACACAAGAAATAGTATAACCATGATGAGCATGGAAAGGTTGTCCTTTACCAATTGGATAATCCAATATCCAAGAGTCTTTAGCTTCATATTCATATTTAAATAAATGTGCTTTTGTATATTCATTAACACTTTTGGTTATCCATTTATTTAATTTTGAAAACTTTTTATTTTTATGTATGTCTTCATAACAAAAACCATTTTCATTATATTTAAATTTACTAATTATTTTTAAATAATCGGATTGAACTTCATTAATAAAAGGACAATGGGTTTGTCCAATGGCAACAGGGAACCAGGTATTAATAGTTAATTGGCTCATTTAAAAGGATCTCCTATATTCCAAAGCACTAAACTATATCGAGTACCTGATGTAACTGGTTTTACTCTATGCCAAAGATAACTAGGAAAAACAACTATAGAGCCTCTCTCTTTTATTTCGGTACATATATTTAGATTAGGTTTTCCATTATTATTATTTCTAAAATCAAGCTCTAGTTCTCCACCTTTATAATCTTTTGGATCAGATAAACTAATTGTTACAGATAGTTTTCTACATTTACCATGGAACTTTTTATTTTTTGGTTTGTTGTATGGAAGTTTATAACTATCTACATGCCAACCATAGTGTTGATGCTTGTCATATATGGTAAACTGACAACTTTCTGTCCAATCTATATGATAATTCCAACCTGCGTTTACATTAGCCTTATTTACATAAGGTGTAATAACCTCATAAATCCACGGATCATCCATCCATACTATATTGGAATCCCTTATTTTTTTTAAGTCACTTAAATTTTTTTTGGAAAGTCTTTTTAAATTTTTATTTTTTCTTGCTATTTTTTCTTCTTCATGAGTTATACCTAATAACTTTTTTCTTTTTAAAGCTGTAGAAATAACTTTATCACAAAACTTAGAAGTTAATTCTTTCTCGAAGTACCAATAAAAATAATTTAAATTCATGCCTGTCTAAACAGGTTGTAACATGAAATGTATTTGAAATCAATAATTAGGCAGCTACCCAAACAAGATTTATTGCGTCCCAGTTAAAACGAGCTTCTGCAGCATCTAGGTAATACCATTGAGAAGCTGCTTCATCCCATATAGCAATATCTGCTTGCTCTTCTGTTGTTCCTGCGCCCGCAGGAAAAGTTACTGGGGCTTGCCACACCCAAGAAGCATCTAAGCTCCAACTTGGATAAGGTTGTGCTTCATAAAAGACATCGTTTGATGGGTCATAAACCCAATTTGGACTTGCTCTATGAGCTCTGTAAGAACCATCGGGAGAAGTTTGTACATAGCTAACTTCGCCGGGTTCTAAAGGTCTAATATTATTTTGAACCCATGTAGCTGCTTCAGCTGATTGATTTCCGCCGTGAGCAATAACATCAGCATCATCTATTACAAATAGATTTAGAACAATGTTACTAGAATCTAAGCTACAAAATAATGCCATTATAATACCGTTAAAGTTCCACCTGTGTTGAATGTTACTACTGTTTCTCCAGTAGGTAATGTACTTGTAGTATTTGATCCAGGGGATGCTGATAATAAACCTGCCGCTGCTGCGGGTGCTCTTATATATGCAATTCCAGATCCACCAGGTCCACCAGCTGCGAAACCATTGTTTCCGCCTCCGCCGCCTGATCCTGAATTTCCAGGTGCGCTTCCACCATTTCCGTTTCCAGCTCCAGCTCCGCCACCAGATCCGCCTGGGGCTCCGCCTCCGCCACCAGCTTTTGCAACGGGTGATCCTGAAATATTACTTGTAGCCGAAGCTCCTCCAGTTGTAGTTGGTCCACCAACGGCTCCAGCACCACCTCCACCGCCGCCATTGTTAGCGCCAGGGTTGTTCGTACTTATTCCGTCGTTACCTTCTGGTGGTGAATAACCACCAGCGTTTCCAGTTCCAGCTGATCTTTGAACTCCGCCACCTCCTGATCCTCCAGGGGATGCTGTTTGTTCTGCAGCAGTTTCACCGCCGCCACCGTATGTAGATGTAATCATGTTCGTACCTTCAGATCCGCCTGGATTGAAAGTTGAAGTTCCACCTTCGCCTGAGTTTGATGCTCCACCGCCCCCAATGCTAACTGGATATGTTCCTGCCGCTAGTTGCAGCATTGTTCCGCCAGGGAAAGAAGTTCGGTACCCACCGGCACCTCCACCGCCTCCGCCGCCACGGCCTTTTCCACCGCCGCCGCCACCAGCTATGACTAAATAGTCAACCAAGTAGTCCCAACCGGCACCAGATTGTGTTCCAAATCCTAATATTCTATATCCAAAAGACATATTCTAACCCTCCTATGCGTCGTTTGCCGCATCAGATGTGTAGAATAATTTAATTCCTAGCAATCTTGCATCGCCAGTAAACGTATCACTACCGTCTGAAGCATTTCTGTAAAGTTGAAAAAATGTATACTCATCATCAGCAGGAGTACCTGCAACTGTCATTGCACCACTCACAGGACCAACTAATACATCCTCAACAGCGCCTCCTCCGGCATCTGTAGTTTCTATAGCTGTTCCAAAGGCTATGTCAGCTGTTGCATCATCCGCAACACCAACTGCTTGTAAATCCCAAAGAACGTTTCCAGTGTCCGTATTACTTGGACTCCAAAATACTTGATAAGTTATAGTTCCTAAATTCCATGATTTCGGCATTGCAATAGCAAACTGTGCATATTCAATTGTACTCGCATCATAATCTAAAAATTTTAGATCAGGTCTAGTAGCTGTTGTTTCAACAGTTTGTGAATCAGCACCATTTGTTTCTGTGCTATACATTGCTACGGATGGAATAAAAATAGTTTCTGTTCCTGCAACTTTCATTACAGTACCACCAGCTTGTACTTGTCCTGATCCATTAGGAGCAAGATTAATATTTCCACTAGCACCATCAGCAATTGTAATACTTCCTGAAGATGTGCCGTTGTTTGTGTTTAAAATTAAATCACCAGTACCTTGAGTAGTAATTGTCGCGTCGGCATTAAGATCACCAACTTGAACTGTATCTGCTCCAAGATTAACAT